TTTTTGTAAAGAACGCTCAGACGTTGACATCATTGTCAATGCCGGGCTCAACAAACGGAGCGATGGTTGGACCAGTAACTATTAGTGGTACAATCACGATTCCATCAGGGAGTACATTTGTAATTTTATAATGAGTAAGTTAGAAACAAATACAATAGATAATATATCTGGAAGCAGCACGCTTACGATTGGAGATAGCAACACATCTACAATTACATTAAAGTCTGGTGCTACACTTACAAATTTTCCTGATAACACTCCAAATTTTAAAGTTAGCAACAGTGGTAATACCTCTTGTGCTAATAATACATTTGTTAAATTAAGTGCTGACACTGAAACTTTTGATAGTGATAGTGCATTTGCCTCTGATAAATTTACAGTTCCATCAGGTAAAGGTGGAAAATATATTTTTACTGCAAGAGTTTATATGCCAGTTAATTCAGATAGCGAATATACAGGAGTATCGTTATATAAAAATGGAGGTGCACATTCAACAACCTCTCATGTTCATCAAAATTTCAACATTCATAATCATGTCAGTATTGAAAATGTAAGTGCAGGTGATTATTTTGAAATTTATTTTAACCAGACTACAGGAAGCACTCAAAATGCTCAACTTGTTGAATTTAGTGGATTTAAAATTATAGAATAGGAAAATTATGGCAAATGGAACATTAAAAGTATCGAATATACAAACAAGCTCTGGATCAGGGACCATTACTCTTGGTCAATCTGGAGAAACTGTTACTATTGCTTCAGGTGCGTCACAAACAGGTGTTGGAATAACACAACATGATTATTGGAGAGCAACTGATAATAATACATTTAGTTCAGTTAATACTTGGACACATTTAGCAACAGGATTTGCACAATATTCACCAAATGGTGTTGGTAAAATTGGTTCAGGTTTAACTGAAAGTTCAGGGACTTTTTCTTTTCCAAGCACAGGTCTTTATCGAATTGATGTTGAGGCAATATATTATTCAAATAATTCAGCAAGTAGCTATAATTATATTTCAATTTATGCAACAACAGATAATTCAACTTATGCAAGTACTGGATCTACTGCAACTGGTTTATATTCAGCTCAAAATGTAAGAAGCACTGCTACTAAATCAGTGGTTTTAGATGTTACAGATACATCTCAAGTAAAATTTAGACTTTATGGTTTTGTATATAACACCGATGCTTACGTAGATTTTGTTCAAGTTCAGTCAACAAAAATAGGAGACACGTAATATTATGTCAAGTATATTAAAAGTAGATACATTACAAGATTCTGGTGGAAACACATTACTAACATCTAATGGTAGTGGAACATTAACAACTAATAATGTTGGTGGTAAAAATACACCAGCTTTTTATGCTGGAGGAACAACTCAAACCAATGTTTCTACTGACACATTTACTAAAGCACAATTTGATAGTGAAGTATTTGATACTGCAGGAAACTATGATCATAGTACAAATTATAGATTTACACCAACAACAGCAGGAAAATATTTTATTTTTGCAAGTATTAGATTTTTTGATGATACTGATACTGATGTTATAAGAGCAACTGAATTACAAATATATAAAAATGGCGCAGGTACTGATCCTAGAATAAGAGCACAATCAAGATTATCTAATTCTGATGCTGATTACTTTAATGTTCACAATTCTGAAAACATTGGGGGAGTTGTTGAAGCAAATGGTAGTTCAGATTATTTTGAAGTTTATTGGACTGTTAAACACACAGGTAGTAATGTTGATGTAGTAAACAATTTCTTTGGAGCATATAGAATTATAGAATAGGATAAATTATGGCATTAACAAGATTAGGATCAAATCAATCAGTAAACTTAGCAAACAATGTTACAGGAACATTACCAGCAGCTAATGGTGGTACAGGTGCAACTAGCTTTGATGCTGCAGGTTTAGTTTTATTATCTACAACTACTTTAACATCAGCCTCTAGTGTAACTGTAAATCCACCTTTTAGTTCAACTTATAAATCTTATAGAATAATAATTAATGGTATATCTCCTGCAACAAGTGACTCAGATTTACATTTTACATTTATAAAGTCAGATGGAAGTGAAGATACAGCAGCAAATTATAGAAGAACTATTGGTGGTTATTCAGGTGGTACAGATAGTTCATCAGGTAGTGAAACTGCTACTAGTGGTCAATTTGGAAGGGCTGTACACAATGATTCAGGTACAGTAAATGCAGATATGTTAATTTCAAATCCTACAGCATCAATAAGAACATCTGTGATTGGGATAAGTAATAAAAGACCTCACGCTAGTGCATATTCTCTTTCAGAAATTTTTGGATGTTGGATGAATGTATCTACATCATATACTCAAATAAAATTTTATCCATCATCAGGAAATTGGAATGCTAGTGGTACTATTATGGTTTATGGACAAAAAAATGGTTAATTATGGTTAGATACAAACAAATAAATAATGAAGTAATTGAATTAACAGCAGAAGAAGAAGCTGTTTTAAATGCAAGAGAAAACTTGGATCCTAGTCCGTTTGAAAAGGCTATGAAAAATTTAAGATTTAAAAGAAATAATTTATTAACAGAATCAGACTGGACAGTTTTACCAGATTCACCAATAGCTGATAAAACAGCTTGGCAAACGTATAGAACTGAATTACGAGATCTAACAAACGGATTAACAACAGTTGAACAAGTAGAAGCCATCACATGGCCAAATAAACCAGGAGCGTAATAAATGCTTGGTCATACTGCTATATCTGCTGCACCAATATCTACATCATTCTTTAATCCAAACGTTACCGTTAATGTAACAGGTAATCAATTAACTCTTGCAGTTGGTAGCTCTTCAGCTTTAGCAGGGGCTTTTATACAACCAACTGGTAACCCTTTAACACTTGGTTTTGGATCATTAACAATTAGTGGTGCAGCTAATGTAACTCCTGATGCTACGCCGTTAACTTTAGGTGTAGGCACAGTTACAGTTTCTGCTGCAGCCAATGTTTCAGTTACAGGAAATCAATTGACCATTGGTACAGGAAGTGTTACAATATCAGCAGCGGCAAACGTATTACCAACTGGTGTACCAATGACGCTAACAATAAAAGACGCGGGTATTATTACTTGGAATGACATTGACCCAGGAGCAAGTCAAGTGTGGATACCAATAGACCCGTATTAGGAGAATTATGGCATCAAGTTTTTCAACAAATTCAAAACTAGAACTTATAGCAACAGGTGAAAAAGCAGGACTTTGGGGCACGATCACCAATACAAACTTACAAATTTTAGAACAATTATCTTCAGGTTATCTATCATCATCTCAATTAGCATCTGGAGATTTAACTTTAGCGCTTGATAATGGTGCAACATCAAATGGTAAAAATTTGTATATTAAACTTACTGGCACATTAGGTGCTAATAGAAACGTAACCATACCAGATGGTTCTGAAAGAATAATTATATTTGAAGATGCAACAACAAGAGGTACATCTGCATTATATACAATAACAGTTAAAACTGTATCAGGAAGTGGAGTTGTATTACCAATTGGATCTAAATCATTAGTGTACTCTGATGGTACAAATGTTAGTCTTGGTATTCGTAACAAAGGTTATGTAACTTTAAACTCTTCAACAATTACTGCATACACAGCGGTAGATGGTGATCAGATATTTGCAAATACAACAGCTAACCCAATCACAGTAACTTTACCTGCATCACCAGCAGTAGGATCAGAGGTTACATTTATTGATGCAAGAGGAACTTTTAATTCTAACAATTTGATTGTTAACAGAAACAGTCAACCAATAAACACAGGTACATCAAACCTAACACTAACCACTAACGGTCAAGCTTTTACATTAGTGTATGTGGATGCAACAAGAGGCTGGGCTTACAAAACTAATACAGCATAGGAGTGAATAGTGGCTCTTATTGAATATAACTTCTTACCTGGAATTGATAAGCAAGATACAACTGCAGGTGCAGAAAATAGATGGATAGACTCTGATAATGTCAGATTTAGATATGGCCTACCAGAAAAAGTAGGTGGTTGGTCTTCTTTAATATCAGATACCATCGTTGGTGTTGCTAGAAAGCAACATGGATTTGTAGATCTTGATGGAAATAGATACGTTGCAATAGGTACAGATAAATTTTTACTTTTATATTTTGAAGGACAATTACATGACATCACACCTTTAAAATCAACTCTATCTTCTTCTACAATTGCAACTACAAATGCCTCAGCTATTTGTACAATAACAACATCTACATCACATAATTTAGAACCTGGAGACATAGTATTATTTGATAGTGTAACATTACCAGGCGGCACAGGTTTTAGTGCATCAGATTTTGAAGACAAATTATTTCAAGTAACATCAGTTCCAACACCAACAACTTTTACAATTACACAAAGTTCTAATGCTGGTGCAACCGTATCAACAGGTGGAAGCATCGCTGTTAAACCTTACGAAAAAGTTGGACCCGCAGCACAATCTTATGGTTATGGTTTTGGTATATCACAATGGAATGGATCAGTTCCTGGAGCTGCAACATCTAATTTAGATGGAGCGTTGTTAAATGATACCGCTGGTACAGGTGGATCGGGAACTTCAATTACATTAGATGCAACAACAAACTTTAGTTCATCAGGAAGAATATTAGTTGAAAACGAATTAATTTCATACACAGGTGTATCATCACCAAACTTAACAACCATTACAAGAGAAGTTGATGGAACAAGTAAAGCAGCTCATTCTGATGGCACAGCAGTTGTAGACGCAACAAATTTTTCTGATTGGGGCGAAGCAGTTCTTGCATCAGAAGTAACTCTTGAACCAGGTCTTTGGAGTTTAGATAACTTTGGTCAAGTATTAATTGCAACAATTGCGAATGGTAAAACATTTACATGGAACGCAGGTGCTGCAACACCTTTAACTACAAGAGCGTCTTTAACAACATCTGGCTTTGCAACAGGTAATAATCCAACTGCATCAAGACTAACTTTAGTTTCACCAACAACTAGACACTTATGTCATTTTGGAACTGAAACAACTATCGGAGACACAACAACACAAGATGATATGTTTATTAGATTTTCTGATCAAGAAGATATTAATGATTATACTGCAACAGCAATTAATAGTTCTGGTGATTTTAGATTACAAGATGGTACAAAAATAGTTGGTGCTATCAAAGCAAAAGAAACAATTCTAGTATTTACAGATAATGCATTATACACAATGAAATTTGTTGGATCACCTTTCACATTTGGTTTTGAGCAGGTGGGCACTAACTGTGGACTGATTGGAAAAAATGCAGTTGTTGAAGTAGATGGTTCAGCTTTTTGGTTATCACCAAATGGTTTCTTTATGTTTGATGGTACAGTTAAATCACTACCATGTAGTGTAGAAGATTTTGTATATGATAACTTTGATACTACAAAAGGTCAACAAGTTGCAGCCGGTATAAATAATTTGTTTACAGAAGTTATTTGGTACTATCCATCTCAAGGATCTAATTTTAATGATAAGTATGTTGTGTTTAATTATAGCGAACCAATGAGAGGTGGAGTATGGTATACGGGTACAGAAGCAAGAACATCTTGGATTGATGCAATTGTATATCCTAAACCTTATGGAACAAAATATGATAGCACAGCAAATGGTACTTTTCCAGCAGTTGTAGGTCAAGATGGTTTAGGTCAAACTAAATTTTTTGAACACGAAGTAGGAACAGATCAAGTAAATGAAGATGGATCGACAACTATTGTTACATCATTTATAAAATCATATGATATAGATTTAGAACAAAGGCAAAGAAATAGACAAGGTCAACAGGTAGGTCTTAAGTTAGCTGGTGAAGTTTTTTTAGCTGTAAGACGTTTTGTACCTGATTTTAAAACATTAGATGGTAATGCAAAAATAAGTATGGCTGTTAAAAGATATCCGCAACAATCTGATACCACAACAGCTTTGAGTCCCTTTACAATCAATTCATCTACTGATAAAAAGGATACAAGAGCCAGAGGCCGTTTTATTAATTTTAAAATAGAAAATGACTCAAGTGGTGAGTCTTGGCGTTTTGGTACGTTTAGATTAGATGTACAACCGGATGGAAGAAGATAATGTCACTACAAGGATTATTTAGTTTAGCAGAAACACCTGAAGAATTATTAAGCAGGGGTTATGGAACTGTAAGAGAACAGATTAGTGATCCTGCTTTTGGTAATTTAAAAACAAATATAAGATATCAACCAGCTCCTTTTATAGGGGCAAGACCTTTTGTAAATATGTTTGATTTGTCTCCTTATTATTTTGAGGGACAAGATTTAGGTTTTAATGCTGATTTATATAATCCTTCTTTTGGAGGTATTTCTGGTTATAGAGATAGTGATGGTTCTATATTAGATCAAGATGCAGTTAATAGAGCTGCAATGGATGTTATTAAACAAGGTTTTAGAAATCAAGGCATCATGAATCAAGCACCTAGTATGTTTTTAGATGATGCCGGCCTACCAGCAATAGATACTTCTTTTGGTGTAGCTAACGAACCTGATGTTGAAGAAGATGTAGAAAAAGCAAAAAGATCTAGAACTGGTATTGGATCATTAATTAATATTTTACGAAATATTCCTACACCACTTAATTTATTAAGAAGAGGACTAGAGTCTTTATCAGGATTTAATCAAAGAATACGTAACACTGATTTTGGAAGATCTTCTACTTTATCTGAATTTTTACAAAGACGAAGAGATAGAAAAGCTAGAGAAGAAGCTGCAAGAAGAGGTGCTGAAAAACAAAAAGCAATAATTGCAAGTCAACAAGTAGATACTGGAGATGGTCCAGGAAGTAGACCTGGAGGCTTTGGAACAGGTGCAGGTGATTTCAATCCTTCAGATCCAACTGCTACAGAAGGTAGTTTCTAATGGCAAAGATAAATGTTAGAATACCAGAACCAAAAGAAGAATATGATGTTTCTAATCAAAAACAGATTAACAGATCAATAACACTTATAAAAGATCAATTGAATTCTACTTTTTTAAATGAAGTAAAACAGGAGCAAGAGAGATTCTCTTGGTTTATCAGTGGCTAACGTATATAAAAATGCAAAAGTAGATTTTACTACTACTGGTAATACAACAGTTTATACAACGCCATCTGATTCTAGAGCTATTATAAAAAATATAGTGGTATCA